AGCGTGCGTCCACACAAGTTACAAGGATAAATCAGATGAATGGGCAAAACAGTCGGAACCAATGATTTTGCTAGAAAAGCCAGCAAATTGTTTACCTTTGCAAAGTGGTGATAACGAAGAACTAGAGCATGTCGGTGATGGATTACTCAGCGGTATTGTCGCTGACTATCTGAAACAGCGATATGGAGGGCAAGGCGAGGGTTTTCTTACAAGCCTGCGCACTGCTATCGTGAATAATGATAGTCTAGGTCATTTAACGGAAAAGATTGATATGGGAAAACATCTCATTATTAGTCGTCATCAAGAAGAAGTATGTAACGGTCGTCGTAATTTAAGATTATTAGGGTCTTTGTTTGAAGCATGGCTTGGGGCCATTTATTATTCGGAAGGAGGTGGTGGTAAAGGATTTGAAGCAACACAAACATTTGTTGTATCTGTAATCCAAAAACATGTTGATTTTGTTGACCTCATTACGTCGAATACAAATTACAAGGACCAGATTCTACGATTTTTCCAAGCACAATATCATGTCCCGCCAACATATAAAGTTCTTCATGAAGAAGGTCCGACGCATGATAGAACATTTACAATTGGTATTTTGGACCTTTCTGGCAATGTAATTGCTAAATCTAGCGCAAAGAATAAGAAGATAGCAGAGCAGGATGCTAGTCGTCTTGCACTGGTAGTTTTACAAACTAGTTAACAAGTAACGGATACTTACTAAATAAAAACTTCTCTACGACTAATTAGAAATGAGCGAGACTGAAAAAAAAGGATTCAAATTAAAAGGATTTATAAAAAGAGGTGAAAAAGTACTTGCAAAAGAAGCCCCATTAGAATTAAAAAGTATTGCCCCTCAACAAGAAGAATTTTTAGACGCGAAACCCTCCGTACTTACAACTACCGTAAAGCAAATGTTCGGAAAGCCAAAAGCGTCCATTGAAAAATCAGTAGCACCTATTATTCCAACGGTAACCATTGAGAAAAAACTAGAAACAAAAGCAATTGAAATAGAAGAAAAGAAACAGCCATTGCCAAAACTAGAAAACGTTTTAGAAGAGGACTACAACGAAGCCTTACAGAAACTCAGTGATTTAATTTTAGAAGAAGAGAAAGGTGACCATTATGTAAATGAGATACCAAAGGCATATGTGCCAGATACAAGACGAGGATTCTCAGATTTTATTAAAGGTGAATATGATACTTTTATGCTAAAACCTGTATCTGAACAAGAGCCTATAGAGCCTGGTGATAAATATCCTTATCAAAAGTTTATTCGCGAGTATATACGACAATCCTCGCCATACAGAGGTATTTTAGTATATCACGGCTTAGGGTCTGGTAAGACATGCTCTGCAATTGCTGCTTCTGAAGCACTGTTTTCAACATCCAACAAGAAAATTATTGTTATGACACCAAGAAGTTTACGCAAAAACTTTTTAAATGAAATTTCATTTTGTGGATTCCGCCACTACAAGTTACAGAACTATTGGGTTCAACTTGATAAAACAATTCCTATACATGTAGCATTTGCAAAATCAGTATTAAATATTTCTGATGCGCATTTGAAAAAAGCGAATCATATTTGGGTACCAGATTTTGAACAAGAACCTAACTATAATTCTTTATCACCTGACGAGCAAACAGAAATTCGTAAGCAAATATTATCAATATTAATTTATGACGAGAAAACAAACCCTACTGGAAGAATTCATTTTATTAGTTATAATGGGATTGATTCTATGAAGTTAAAGAAAATAGCATGTGATAATCCAACCTATTTTGATAACGCAGTAATTATTGTGGATGAAATACATAATCTTATACGTTTAATGACAGGTAAGATTGAACCATATTTATCTAGTGTAACAAATAAGGTTGGTGATAAAATGAAACGAAGAATAGTTCAAGAAACAATTGGAGCAGATAAGTGGAAACCTTCGCTATGTCTAAGTCCACGCAATTATCGCAGAGGTTATTTGTTTTATAGATTATTCTTATCAGCGAGAAATTCAAAAATTATTGGATTATCGGGAACACCACTAATTAATTTTCCTGAAGAGTTAGGAATTTTAGCAAATGTATTACATGGATATATTCCTATTGTCGAAGGTATTGTCGCTGTTTCTGGTGATGAAATTGAGAAACGTATTAGAGCAATGTTGCTAGAATTTCTCTATACAGATTTTGTACGCGTAGAGCCAGATTCAGCAGGTTCTGGAATTCGTTTTATAGTTTCTTTATTACCAGAAGGGGTTCGTAAAATATCAAATGATATTGGCGTTGAAAGAATTCCTGAAGGCTCTACAATTCCATCACTACAAGAAATTCTTGCAGAGCTAAAATCTATATTTAGTCAAAAAGGATTCCGTTTTTCATTAGAGCCACAACTTGTTGCGAAACCGTTGTTGCCAATTTATAATGATGATTTTATAAATAAATTTATTGATGCTTCTGGCAAGGTTACGAATAGTATTGTTCTTATGAAAAGACTTACAGGTATTATATCATATTATAAAGGTTCGAGACAAGACCTTATGCCAAAAGTTATTCGTGACGTGGTTGTTCGTGTTCCTATGTCAGAATATCAACAGAATAAATATATTATTGAAAGAGCTGCTGAAATAGATAAAGATAAGAAGTCAAAAAGTAAAGGAAAATCATCCAATCCAATTCTCACAGAAGTGTTTCAAATGAATGAATCTACTACATCAAACTCCTATCGTATGGCATCACGTCAAATATGTAATTTTGCGTTCCCACCTCAAGTTGTAAGACCAAGACCAAATAATAAAGAAGAATTAGAACTAGAATCGCCAGCAGATGAAGATATTGTAGATTCAGCACCTGATATGAATGAGAATACTGAATTATTTCCAGAGATTGAAGACGATACTGAAGAGTTATCTAGAGAAGAAATAAAAGCACAAGAAGATGCCTTGGAGGAAATACAAGAAGATGGTGAACAAGAAAGTCAAGAAGGAGGCGATGATAGTGATGAAGAAGAAAATGAAGAAAGCCAAGAAGGAGGAGATAATAGCGATGATGAAGGTGAAGAAGAAGAAGATCCAGTGACTAAAATGTATAAGAAATATTTTAAAATGAGAGTTAAGAGAGTTCTAAATGAAAGATTACCTCAAGATGCAACAATTGAAGAGAAAAAAGCTGTTAAAAAATCTATTAAGAAAGAAGTTCGATTGAAAATACTAGAAGAAATAAAAACACTAGAGCCTACAATAGAATATTTTATAGAACAATATAATAAAGAAAAGAATTTGATTTTACGAAGACAACAGCAATTATTACAGGATCAAAGAATAGAAACTACGAAAGTAAAACCAGTAACAGCAGCAAGACCAAAAACAGCAAAAGAAGCATTGGCACTAACAGCAAAAGCACTCACATTAAGTGACTGTAAAATAGGTAGAAAGCAAGGAGAATTATATAAAGATGCTATTGATAGAGTTAAGAAATGTTTAATAGAATTTGCATCAGATAATTTACGTGCTGATAATCCTGAAGGTCTAAATATATTAACTGCTAAATATGTTGCTATTTTAAATAATATTCAAAACGCACCAGGGTCAAGTTTAGTATACTCGCAGTTCTTAGACATGGAAGGTATTGGTATTTTCCGTATGGCGATGGATATTAATGGATATGCGCCTATTGAAATAGTATCAACCGATAAAGGAAATTATCAATTTAGTGAAAGAACAATTGCTTCTTTTAAAAAAGGAACTTTACAGTCTCGTTATATAACGTTTTCTGGTCAAGAAAAAGAGGATGTACGTAAATTAGGTCTTGATATATTCAATGCTCGCTTCAATGAATTGCCAGAATCTCTATTAAGTGTTTTATTGGAAGCTGGTTTCAAAGAAAATGATAATAAACGAGGGCAAATATGTAGAGTCTTCTGTATTACAAGTGCTGGTGCTGAAGGTATTTCGTTAAAGAATGTACGCGCTGTTCACATTATGGAGCCTTATTGGAATTATGTTCGTTTAAAACAAGTGAAAGGTCGTGCTATTCGTATAGGCTCACATTTAGATTTACCACCAAAAGACCGCAATGTTTCTATTTACACATATGTGACTGTATTTTCAAAAGAGTCACAAGTATCAAAAAGTGGTCCTATGAAAATTGATGAAACTATATCTATGAAAGATGGTATATCACGTGAAGAAGCAATTGAATATGGAATTCCTATTGAAGATGGAGTACCAGAATACACATTAACATCAGATGAACATTTGTATGTCGTGAGTGAGATAAAGAGAAAAATTATAGAGCAACTTGAAAATACAATGAAATCCGCGGCGGTAGATTGTGAAATAAATTATGCAGAAAATAAAGATGGAACATTTAAATGTTATCCATTAAAAGGCAATGTTGGAGATTTCTTATACCATCCTGATATTGAAAAAGACATACTGGAATCAGCATCTATGTTTGAATTAACAGAAAAGAAGGAAAAGTTGGAAAAGGTTGAAAAGAAAGCACGCCACATTAGTTACAAAGGAACGCGTTATGCTATTATAGAAGAAGAAGCTACTAATAAATTTAAACTCTATAGTCCTGATGATTTAGAAACGCCAGTAGGAGAAGCACCCTCAAAAAATAATAAGCCATCACTGCCTATTACTTTATACTAGACTTATTTTTATTAGTCTTATTTTTATTCGTTTTATTTGTATTCGTTTTATATTTTTTTGTATTTGGCAATATAGTAGCATTAATAAGATGTTCAAATGGTTCAGCAATAGGTGTTTCAATATGAGGTATATCTGCTGCTCTATTTAATATTTTCTGCCCTTCTAAACCTTCCATTATTTCTTTCGAATTTAAATATTTTTCAAATGCTGGTACTAATTTTTCATATTCTTTAACTGCTTCACTTATAGTAATACGTTTATTTGGGTCAACATTACATAAAGAACTAATTAATTTAGAAATAGGTTTTGATATATTTTCATAAATTTTAGTATGAAAAAGAATCTGTTCATCTTTTATCCAGTTTTTTGATTTTAAAGTTTCAAAGCGACTACTTTTGTCAATTGGCGCATTATAATAAAATACATTAAATGAACCATCTCGAGAACTTCCAAGTACATGTGAAAAGTAAGAATATAATAATGATGATAATAATACACCGATTGAATACATATCAACTGATTTGAATACTTTTGGATAATTCGTAAAATCAACTTTTGTATACATATCATACACATCTTCGAGATGTGTTTCTATACCTGGCAAATTGTATAATGATGACATTTTCCCATATCGATGATTATGTATATCGAGTCTACCTATAACTCTCCAATCAGGGTCGAGTACTCCTCTATTATCAAAACATCCAAGCTCAGGGGGCCAAAATTGATAGAATACGCTATTTTCTGAATACACATCGTAATAAGGCATATCAGAATCTAATGTGTTTAAATTCAAACTTAACCCAAAATCAATAAAACGTAAAACAAGTTTATTATTTTCTATTTTAGATACTATATTATCACGTTTAATATCTAAATGTACAATATTATTTTCATGTGCAAGCTTCAATCCTTTTAATAAAGGGAGTATTGCCATGAATAATTGTTTATAATTTTTAGCATGTGGCTTTAATTTAATTAAATCAGCTCCGCCAAATTTATAGAATAATAATTTATCTCTTTCTTTCTTTAAGAATGCTCTTTCATCCGCATTAACTCTTGCTAAACATTTTTCAGGTTGATTTATTTTACTATTATATTCTTTATCAAAGTCGCACATTTTAATAGCACTAATTGAAAACTCTTGTTTTGGATCTATTTGTTTCCATAACTCTGATTCACTTAATTCTTTTGTCGCATTGTTTGTTAACATAACTTTTGTTATAACATCATTCTTAGAACGCTCCTTATCTCCTTTACACTTTAATGGAGGGTCGCCAAATACGCAACCATAGGTACCTTCTCCAAGATATTTTCCTCCTTTTTTTCTTGTATAGTTTACCATCTATTAAGCGGGAAGACTTGTTAGTAATCTATTGTAACAAGTTCCTTGCTCTGCTAGCGGAGGGTCAGCCCATAAAGCAATACCATTATTTAACATATTCTGGTAATTCATTTCCCAATCAATAATCTCTCGGAATGGAATAAATGTTTTAACGATTTTTTCTAAATAAGGAAGTTGAAACATCATAGAATCCGTACAGCGGTATACAAATTGATGAGGTGGTACATAGGCTTTTGTTTTACTATAATAGGATGACGGTGCTTCTGGGGGTCTAGTTCCAACACCTTCACCAAGACTTACATAATCCCAAGCCTTTGATTTCAAATCGTCGAGTAAATCTGTTAGATTCTGTACAAAATTATCGCGCAGCCAAATATCAGATTCTAGAACAATAACTTTCTTGTATTTAAATTCTACTGCATCTTTTACACAACCATAAAAATTAAGAGCAAGTGAAATTTCTCCTTTTGATAGTCCACGTCCTTTGAATGTCAATCCGGGAACAGGTCTTGGAAGAAAAGGATCGTATACATTGAATATAATATCGTTTGTAAGTTCATCACTCCATATTGGAGCCATAAATTCAATTACAGATTCTGGAATTTTAGAATCATTAAGATGTTTCACCAATCGGTCGTAGCGCTCTTTTTCTTTCTCGCTATGACAGATTACATAAACCTTTTCTATTTCACTAGGCCACTCCATTTAGTTATTTTATAGAGTCTTTTATTTAGGCATTGTTAGAACGAATTCTTGTAGCAGAATCCATATCGCGCGTAATTACTCGAAATGTAAGTTGTGTCTGCTTACTTAAGTTAATAAGACGAGCGTTAGCAAAGTTTACATTTGTAATAGCACTCGCTAGTGCTTGATTTGCGGCACTAGTTCCGCCAAAAGGAGAAATAAGCACAGAGCCAGTTGTAGGGTCAACATATGGCGCTTGTATTACAATAGTATTACAATACCCAACATTATTAGTACCATCTGTATAAACAGTTCCAGCAGTATAACCAATTCCTACAATCAATAATCCAACAGATTGCTCTAAATATCCTTTGAAATCTGATTTGGCAGTAGTATTACCAGCAATTAAATCAGTATTCACACCTTGAATTCGAATCCTATCATTTTTAGCAAAAGCAAATCTATTAAAATATGTCTTTGTTCTTATAATGTAATATGTTGCATTATTGTTTGTATCTTTTACTGCAGTATTAACATATACAGAAGCACTTGTGTAACTAGTAAATACTGTTGAAGCGAAGATACCACTAATATCAAGAGTATCAAGAGCATCACTTACTAAGTTGCCGTTGGGTCGCTGTAATTGAATTGTCATCTTTGTAAGTGTAGCAAGAGGTGTAGGGTAATAGACTTTTTGGCATTTTAAGAATTTAGGAATCATCGCTAAGAATCCGGGATTGTTTGTTGTTGTATCAGAAATCCATTGTGCGTCGTATTGTAGAGTAGCAAATGACCTATCAAGTTGGTCATCTGTACCATATACGTTGGATTCTAGTTCATCAACATGAACAATAATACCAGGCTCAGTTAATACATTTAGATTTGTAGTTGTTCCATATGTTGGCGTAGCGCCAGTTCCAGTATTTGTAATAAGAGTATTTACAGATTCATTTGGTATTAGTGCTTTTACCATTTCAATACGAGTAATATTGTGAAAACGCATATTGGCGGATGGAGACATCTTGAAACCTTGTCCGTTATTGGCAGGATTAAATGTAACTGAAAAATTGTAACGATTCTCTCTTTGATTATTATACCAGTCACGGTCGGCAGAATATAATACTAAATTGTATTCATTTTCTTTGTATGACAGAATCTCATCTTGAGGAATAATCATATCTTGTGCTAAGGCTGGCTTGATGCGAATCGCTTCAGCTCGCGCTAATGTAGGATTTGCAGTTGCAAGTCCAGAGCCTTGCGATTCTTGAATAAGGTCTTTTAAGAAGGTACCAGAAAACGAATCGTCTCTTTTTATTAGCTCTTCTCTCTTTGCTTCGGCTTCACGGCTCTTTTTAGCTTGTTCGAACAATGATAATGCGGGAGCATCATTCGAATCTTCAATAGGGATTCTAAAATCTGGTGCATTCGGCATGAGTGTTTTTTGTTCTCCCATGCCTCTTTCATTTTGTAATGCCGTAAATCTAGAGCCAACATCCTCTCTTAATGGTGGCTCTTTCATACGTGTATCAGCGTCAGAACTAGAAGAAATAGAACCACGATTTAAATATGAATTAAAATCGGTTACAACTGCTTTTAATACTTCTTTATTCATTGCTGGAAGAGTACCATTGGGATTTGCAGAGCTTACTTCTCCCATATAATGGTGGACTGTTCGCATTAGACGTTCTTTTTGTTTTTCATTAATATTGTCATTTGTGCGTCTAACAAAGTCTCCATATACCAAACGATTTAACATCGCTTCATTTTTTTGAGTTAAGAAATCACTACTCATCTATCTAACAAGAATTACTATTATGTTGAGAATAACCAATCGCGTAAATCAAGCATATAATTATCCGGAGGCTCTCTTCTTACGAAAGTTGTTATATCATCACCAGAAAGCATTCTTATGATAAAATATAAACAATACATTCCACATTCGCTATTTCCATATTGAAATCGATGGCCGTTATATAAAAGCTCCATATCTTTATTTTGTTCTTTTAGCCATCTCATAAATGTTTGAATTTGTGAAGGAATCTCTACACCTTTGATTTTTGAAGAAGACCTGCCATAAGAATCAAAATAGTATGTTTTATTCTTTACTAAATCTGTGAAAGTTGCAACCCAATGACTACCGCTTTCATCGTGTTTATCTAAATTATATATAATACCAATATACTTTTTACCTTGTTGTACAGCATTATTAATATTTAATTCACAGATTTCTTGTATTAGACATTTTTTAGAGTTACCATTCGGATTTGGTGCTGCGAAATCAATTGGATATGGTCCCATAAATATGAAGTCTGGAAATGATTCAATATAATGCTTCATTACATTTTCGATATCTAAGTTGTTTAACCATTTATCGGGATCATTTTTCCAATCATCCGGTTGTTTAGGGCGAAGATATTGTTTTATAAGTTCATTCTTACGTGATTCATCAAGTGGTAATGCTTTTACAAAACTATATTCTTTCTTTGGTGTAACACCTAGTTTCGTTTCAATTGCTGAGCGAGTTGGCTCTACATTTAATTTAGTTGCGACTTCATTTAAAATATCTTGTGGAATACATCCTTGTTCTGGTCTTACATCACCAACTCTTGGATGGCATTGCTCTGGTCCAGGGGTTGGAAAATTACTATTACTACCACCAACTTTTATATTTTTTCTTTTATTACTAGTTTTTCTTGTTTTATTCTTTTTTCTATTTCCCATCTAATAGTAAGTTAGAATGAGTACAGAAGATAAAAAAGTAAATAGTTCTGTATATTGGTATGTAATATTACCTATATGCGTATTAATATTATTAGGATTTTTTGTATATGTATTATTTCAAATGTCTTCTGTACAAATTGTTGGGGCTGAAAGAGTTCATACGATTCTTAAGAAATTATCTTACAATAATAGATAATGGCCTTACAAAATGACAATATAGGAAGTAGTATTATGTTACTTATTCTCGGTGGATTAGGAATCGGTATTTTTGGAGTAGGATATGGACTTGTTATTAAAATGATAAAGCCTGACACGTATGAAAAATTAAAGAATCAAGTTAACAGTATTTTTATAGTTGATGCAATATTAATTGGACTTTTAATGATAACATCAGTAATATTTATTCGAAGCAACCCTTCCATGTTTCAACCATATATACTTGTAATATCCCATGTAACATTATTAATCGCTTTATTATCACTTTCATATTCTGTAATAACAATTACGAATTAACTAATACTGCATAAATTCTATGCTGTAATCTAAATTTCCCCGACCAAAGTTTATTATAGTTATTTTTATGAAAAGAAATCCCTTGAATACGAAACATTATACGCACAGAATCATTCGCTTTGATTAATCCCGGTGTATAAGTTGTATACCAAATACCATCTTTATAAATATGAATATCCGATGTAAATTGTACAGGATAATACAAATTTAATAATCCATTACTCACGATAGGTTTAAATGAATTATTAAGAGATTCATGTATATAAAATGTATCTGGAAACCAAATACGTTGTTGAATAAATACTGCTCCTAGCAAAGTACTTTGAAGAGCATTTAGTTTAGCATCACACGTTTTGTTATCACTTAATGATATAACAAGTTTTCCAGAATTCTCATCAAATTCTTCCACTTTCAGTTTGGGTAGAAAAATATTAAGATTTGAGAAATTGTTTTGACCATCAAAATATGCTAGCGGAACTAACGATTTTTCATTATGCTGTATTTCGCCGATTTGAACTTTTCCTACTTCTAATTTTTGTAAAGGGATTGACCACTCCATCTAAACACATTTAGCAAATCGTATTTAGATAGGATGGAAACAATACATATATTCGATGAATATGAAGGAGATACTATAGAAGAAACTATTCATTCAAAAAGAACAAATCTTGAGCCTCTTATATTTGATATTTTAAAAAGAAAATATTTTAGACTTTTTGAAGAATTTTGGCGTAATAATTCTGTAGTGAAAGACGCTAATAAAACAATTGTAATTGTTGAGCGAAGAATACATGAAAATCTTGCATTTATACTTCGTAATGTATTCTATTATGCCCGTGACTGGTCTATAACTATTGTATGTTCTGATGTAAATTATAAATATATAGAAACTATATGTACAAACAATGTTGAAAATATAAAAATAATACCAGTGTTTCAAGGAAATCCTAGTAGAGATGAAGGAAGAGCGCAATATAATGATTTATTAAAAGAAAAATCTTTCTATGAATTCTTAGAAGCAGAGCATTTATTTTTTGTAGAAATGGATTCTTATTTAAGAAAACCGATTGATGAAAGTATGTTTGAATATGATTATGTGGCTGCTCCATATGGTTGGGATAATAACTCTGCTGGTGGTGGAATGAGTTATAGAAAAAAATCAGTTATGCTTGATATATGTAAGAACTTTAAATCTGAAACCCCAATGCAAGATTGCTATGCGCTAGAAGGTATCAAAGCTCTTAAATATAAAATGCCAGAAATTACGAAAATAATGAAATATGTTGTAGAGTCATGTTATTATGTTGATCCAATGGGCTTACATCAATGGTGGACGTTTTTTAGAACGGATAAAGAACATAGTGAATTAATTTTTCACAAATATTTGGATTTGGAGATTATTACTTAAAGATAGAAAACTACTATAACTTGTGTGGAAACACATTGGTTTCGTGGCACAATTGGTAGCGCGTGGAGCTGTTAACTCCAAGGTAGTGGGATCGAAACCCACCGAAACCGTAAAAGTCCAACAACTTTTTATTTAGTATTATTTTATAATATTAAATAAAAAGTGTATATATACACTATGGATTCCGGCGATATAGATGCTGAAAATAAACTAATAAGTGAATCTTGGTTAATGAATATTGATAATTTAAGAACTTTAATGAATATATATAAATTTGGCGATTTAGAATCAAAAGGAATGGAACACATAAATAAACATGGTAGAAATCTTACGAAGAACCAAATAAATACATTATTAACTTCTTCGCAGCTAGAATCTTCACCAATCATGAAGATATTTTTAGATATAGAAATGGATATTGGAGATAATAAAGAACTCTCTGATTCTAGAGTGGAATGGTATAATAAATATGTGGAAGTTTTATACGAAAACTTACTACGTAATCCAGAAAATTTAAATGTAGAAATTACTTCATGGCTTATAAACAATAAATAAAAAACTCTATATAGAAAATGGGCTGTGGGCAATCAAGAGCAAGTAAACCTCCCGGATTAACATTACCAACAGATTGCTCTGGCTCATATTGTAATAAAACTATTAATGATGTTTCTGGTATTCCTGTAACTGATTTAATATCAAGAGAAGCAGAGTATAGGATAGTTGCAGAAACTGCATTAATGGATATACGTACATTAAATAGCTTTAAAACTATAGCAGACCCTGCAATAATTCTAGCGCCTAGTGCAAATATTGGTAGGTCCTATACTAGCATCATGACATTTATAAATGATAATGGTGCCAATATTACAGCCGAACAAGTTAATTTAATGAAAGCTGCTGTCATGATACAAGAATCACCCTTAATTATAAACTTTATGTTAATGTTAACTTACTTTCAAACATCTACAGCAGTTCCTGCAAATCTAGCAACATGGTATAATAGTTATGTTGAAATGTTATATCAAGCAGTAACAAAATTACCAGCCTATACACCTACTCAATTAAATGCTGCAGTTACTTTATGGCTTGCTACAAATTCTGCTCCAATACTAAGAGCTGGTTTTACAAATCAAAATTCATCTCTTCAAACTGTAATAAATAATGTGAAAAATAACAAAATATCTGGGTTTTCAGATTTCAAACCATATGATGGAACTTTTGAGAAATATCGTTTTAATAACGGGTTTCATTCTTTTTAGGCATCTAAAACATTCTTACAAATACTAAATAATGGATTCTCTTTGTATATCTTGGAGAGGTATGGCGGGTACTGGAAAAAGAAGTAAATTAATAGAAAATCTAAAATTAATCGCAAGTCACCGCGGACTCCCATTTAACATTCAGATGAAAACATTATCATTTGAATCGGGTAATGCGTCGACAGTTGCTAAAGGAGAACAAGATGATGATGATGCTAAACCAGATAGTCATACAATTGATTATGAAAGTTCATTAGTGCATATTGGATTTGATATCGCACGTATGTCAATGCAAGATAAGAATATATTGCGGCCTGTATTAACAAATTATGGTAAAGGCAGCCATGTATTATCTGGCGATAAAGGTCGTGGAAATCGTATTATAGTTTTATATCATTCTCATCTACTATCATCAGAGTCTATATTAATTATTCAATCTGTTTTAGAGCAGAATGATGGTGATTTATCGATTTGGATGACTTCTGAAATGCCTGTTGCGCAGCGAATTAACGATTGGTTTGTTGAAGTTCCAGTACAAGGTGATGATAGAAATTTTGCAATCTATAGAAGAGTTGCAAAAGATGAGACGCATAATTGGCCTGATGTGTTTTATAAAAAGTTACTAATATGGTCAAAGAATAATAAACCAAATTTAGATGAAGTCGCAGATATTAAAAAGTTTGTCTATGAAATTTTAATGAGAAATTTACGTATGGTAGAATGTGTCCATTTTCTTTTGGATGTAATTCTACAGATGAAAGAAATCGATGAAATGCAGCGTATTCGAATGCTAGAAGTATTATCAAAGACCGAAGCCACAAGTGGAGGTATTACACTCCCGAGTTATCGTATTCCTATTGTTTGGGAGAATCTATTTATTAAACTTCGCAACGCTATAATAGATGGTTAGGATTCCAGTGTTAGAAGTTCTAACAGAAGAAGTAAAGAAATTATATGAAATGCCAGTAAATACATGGATAGATGATTCTGTTACAGAGCACGATAAAAGTATTTTAAAAAAAGAAGCAAGACAAGAATCGCCATTTGATAAATTAAATTTAAAACATAATTTACATAATTCGTTCATTAACAAGGAGGCTACTATTATTGTAAAAAAGACAGAAGGTGCTAGAGTTGTTATATTAACTAAAACCCCAGATGAAATATATCCATGGGATACATGGGCTAGAATATTTCAATGGTTTGGAAAACCGAATACTGGAGAACTATGGCAAGTATATTTATTTTCATCGGATGTTAAACGTATATTACCAGAAAATGGTCCAATAGGACCAGAGCATTTAAATGGGGGGTATACATATCCTTGTAATCCAGATTGTATTGTTGTATATCGTTATGAAGAAGCAACTCGTGTATTGATACATGAGCTTTTACATGCTGCATGTACTGATCATCATAATGAAGCGGTTGAAACAAAAGAAGCAGCAACGGAAGCATGGGCTGAATTATTTTTAGTTGCTTTATTATCAAAAGGTAATACAAAAGAAGTATATCAACTTTGGAAAATACAAGACCATTATATACAAGATTTAAATCATACTGTAAGAACTTTTCATAATGTCAATACACCACAAGATTATGGCTCTCGTTATACAATTCTACGAGAAGATGTTTTTAAACAATTTGGAGTTAAATTAGATTCGAATTATAAGGTAAAAAGAATAAATTCTTCGCGCTTTACTTCACCAGAATTAGATAAATATTTAATGTAGATGTATTTTATAAAATATGAAAAAGATTCATTAAAAGAATACATATTATATAAAATACCAGATGAACATTTTAACATTCTTGTATCAGCAGATAACGGATTTCAACAATGTTATGTAAATAATAATACAATGAGAATAAGATTGTATATTAAAGTGGAAGCATTTAATATGCCACTACAATATGCGAATGAAGAAATTCTAAAATATATTAATAAACAATTCAATACTGCAAATGATGACTGGACAGTTTGTGTAAATGAGAAACGTTTAATAAACCAACATAAAATTTCTTTTTATTATTTTTCAAATATATTATCTACAACTTTAGCAACTATGAAAAAAATAGTATCAGAATTATATTACCCTAAATTTCACTTTGATATATCTATATACTATAGTGTTAATAAAAAATATAAAGAGTTAATAACAGTAATTCTACCATTACAAACAGACTATAGTATGAAGCATTGTAAACAATATAGAATGTATTATGGTTCATATATTAATACTATTGTTGATATTATGGATAATATGACAAATGCTACTGAGTAATATCGTTATAAAGTAGTATGCTAGCAGATTTAGGAGTTATATTTAGTGAAGTTATACTTTCATTATATCCTATATTAATTAAATTCATTCCGACAAATTTTGATACACAATTATTATCAAGATTTGGTGTTTTTACATTCGCATCATTATTATTATATAATGGGCAACAAATTAATATATTAGAGTTGTTTCTACATGGAGTACTAACTATATTCCATGTTATGATGTCGTATGCTGCTTTTTCTTCATTATCTGCTGGAACAGCAATGGCGCTCTTTTATACATATCCTATAATGAATATTATAGCTGGAATTTTATTATACAATGAAACAATCTCAATCTACGCAGCAATATTTCTAATACTAGGATTTATAGGCACTATTTTATTATCACAAGAGATTCCAAATGAAGAAATAAAAGGAGAAAAGCCAATCGATATACCTAGAAATTATGCAATAATTGCTGGTCTTCTAGCAGCATTTTCAGAAACATTAATGTATATAGTTGTTCGTCAAATAAAAACATCAAATCCAATTGATTCAATGTTACAATTATATCCTGGCGCATTCATATTATTTATGATATATCTTCTTGTAACTAAAAAAATAGATACTATTGATACAAATAAAAGAGTTTGGACAGAATTAGGATTATTCAATTTATTCATTGGATTTGTAGGATATTGTATAAGATTTTATAGTATTAATAATGTAAGTACATTAACATTTAGTTTATTATCTTTTATTGGAGTTCTAAGTTCTTATGTATTTGGAAATATATTTATGAATGAACAACCAACTTGGAAAACCTATTTAGGTGCATTCTTTATTTCTGCTTCTAGTTCTGGAATTAGTTTATTATAGAATTTCATATTCTTACAAAATATTATAGATAGTATGATAAATCCAAAAAATTGATACTAAAATATCATATATTCACATATTCAAAATGGGTGTTCGTGGATTATTTCATTATTGTAAAACATTCTTAAAACCTCCAGATGTAAGAACTTATAGAGTTGGTATTGACGCATCTTCTGTACTTTACAGATTTCATGGAGATTTTGATAAGATTTATGAGTTTCTAACACCTCTTTTAAAGAATAAGTTAATCTTTGTATTTGATGGCAAAGCCCCTAAATACAAAGAAAAGGAAATAGAAATTCGTAAAGCAGTAAAAGGGATTGCTGAGAATCGTATTGAACAACTTAAAAAAAGTTTAGAAAGTGTAAAGAATGAAGAAACAAATAGTATTCTTAAAAAACGTATTGAAGAATTAGAACGTGATAATTGGTATTTAACCTATGAAATTCGACAAGATTTTAAAAAATTCTTATATTCTAAAAATCTAGTTTATGTAAATAGCGTAGAAGAAGCAGATTCTCTTCTTATTGATTTATATTACAATAACATTATTGACGCAGTTCTTTCAAGTGATATGGATTATTTAGTTGCTGGTGTGAATATAGTATTTATACCAGTAAAACATATTCTTAAACAATTAACTCTTAGTGAAATTTTAGAGTTTGAAGAAATTAATTTAGAGCAATTCAAAGAAGTAGCTATTCTAATGGGCATTGATAATAATAGAATCTTTAGTTGTGACGATTTATCAATCGCTGCTACCTTTATTCGTCACTATGGCTCTATTCAGATTCTGCGTGAAAAACAAGAGAATTTATTCAATAATACTACTGATATTTCTGAAATAAAGAAAAGATACTATCCTAATAAAACTCCTCTTACATATTTAAAACCAGAGCATAAAGATATACTAGAGAAATTTCATGGAAAATGAATTTCATAGTAAATCAATATCTTACCAAATCTTAAATAATAAATCGAATTACAATTTAATTGAAATACAAGAAAATGAATATAGAAAAAGTATGCCACTATATTTTTCAAGAATATTAAAGTATAAAAAAATAGGATATTTATTAAACAAAAATCCTCATGCTATGATGGATTATTTAGTTTCAACATGTTGTTTTAATAAGATTGATAATTATGATAGATGTAATGTATGTGATAAAGATTATCCAGAAAAACATCCATTCTTTTTAAATTGTAATATATTTTTAAGTTATAAAATTTTTAATAGATTATCAAAGAAATATGACTTAGGTATTAGTGAAGAAATATATAGAGACCAAAAACGAAGTATGAGTAATCCAGAAAAAGAAGAAATTATATCCATGGCATTATCTCCAGAAAGAATTATGAAAATTCTAACACTAGCAAATGATAAACCTTCTAATATTCATAAATATATATAAAATTGAAAAGTATTTCATGACTATATATATCATCAAAATGCGTATTATTTCTTTCAATGTCAATGGTATTAAATCTATTCATGGCAAATCGAAGACTGGTGAGAAAGGTTGTAGTGCAGAAAACAATGTTCTTAATATGCTAGTAAAAGAGCAGAATCCTGATATTCTTTGTCTTCAAGAAATTCGTTGTCAAGATTTAAAACTTCTTGAAACTTATAAAACATATTTCCCATATATTTACGCTTCTCATTCAACAGTTAAGAAAGGATATTCTGGCACTGCAGTTTTATCGAAAGAGAAACCTATTAAAGTTACAAATTATATTCATGATACAAATGCTATTCACAATGAAGGCCGTATGATTGTAGCAGAGTATGAAAAGTATTATGTTGTCAATGTGTATACTCCTAACTCAAAAGATGAATTATCTCGTCTTGATGAACGTCTTCTATGGGATACTATGTTTAAGAATTATGTAGAATCTCTTAATAAGCCTGTCATTACATGTGGAGACTTTAATTGTGCTAACGAAGATATTGATATTCATAATCCAAAGGTACATCATAAGTCTGCTGGATTTTCAGATGATGAGCGTAAGTCATTTCATAGTCTTTTAGAAAACTGCTCTTTGATTGATACATTTCGCTTTACAAATCCAACAAGTGTGAAATATAGTTATTGGTCAAATTTCCATCAATCACGATCTAAGAATCGTGGTTGGCGAATTGATTATGTGCTATGTTCAAACAATTTCGTAGTTAGTTTTGCTGATGTTCTTAGTGATTACTTTGGCTCTGACCACTGCCCTATAGTAGCAGATATTGTAACATAAATAAAAAATTGATTAAATTTAGTGCTATCATTTTTTATCACTATGAATCTAGTATATAGTCTTCCTAGACCTCTTATTAAAGCAAAAGTTCTTGCTCGCCCATCAAAAAAGGTGAAATCTCCTTATTTAGCAGATATTCTTATTGATAATGTAGAATATTTATGTCATTCTGCTCCTCTTGGATGTAGCGGACATATTGTAGAAGGCTCAATTGTATGGGTTTTAGAAAAAGAAAAGTCAAAATCAAAAGCACAGTCAACACATGAAATTTATCTTATTGAAGAAAATAATGTATTTATTGGGTGCCATCCTCTTGTTGCAAATAAAATAGCACATGAAATGTTAAAAAAACAATTACTGTTTCCTAACACAAAAGATATTGTGCCAGAAAAAACATTTGGCGACTGTCGGTTTGATTTTAGTGCTAAATCTGATAACACTACACTCATTATTGAAGTGAAATCAGTTCCTATTGCGGATTATATTGATGGTACTACAAAAGAAGTTCAAACTTATTTGAAAGAACATCCTAGTTATAATGAAAAAATAGCGATTTTCCCTTATTGTACTACTGCTGGAAAGCGTAAAGTGTCAAATGAGCCATTATCAGAGCGTGCGTTAAAGCATGTGTTAGAGTTAACAAATCTTGCTAGTTCTAACAAATGTACGTTATTATTTATTGTTCAACGCAATGATGTAACGAAGTTTTGCGTAACGAAGCTAGATGCGACTTATAAAGAGGCGTGTAAAAAAGCATTAGAAGCTGGCGTAAATATTAAAGCTATTTCTGTGCGCTGGGATAATCAACATGCTTATTATGAAAAAGATTTAGAAATTCTTTGGTAGAACTAGAATGAAACAAGATACTATTACGATTGTCTCTTTACTTATTGGTACTTCCTTGCAAGCTTGTATTTTATACTATCTCAATAATCTTCAAACGATTGGGTGTGAATGTGCTATGAATAGTAAACGTAATTTTATTTTTGGTTATACTATTTTTAATATATTATTTGGTGTTACTAATCTATTTACGGATAAAGTTACAAAGTTTTTAACGAAATACCCAGCGGCCATATTTGGGCTTTTTGTCTTAATCATTTCTAATAT